CAGTACTGGCCAAGCCTTAAGAAAAAGTTCAACAATTTCCATTAGTACCTACTTACATCAATAAGTTGACCACGGAAGTCAATGATACCTTCGGCGTGTTTGCTGACCAGTTCGGGCCAGAGCGGTTTACTGTCTTTCATGGTTATGACCGCGAACCCTGAACGCCAGTTGACGGGGCCATCCTCAAGATAGTCAATGAACTGCGGGCCATCCGTTTCGGCAAGCGTACCGGTGTCTACCCCCCAACGGACGCCATTGTAATCCGAAAACGCCGCAACTTTTAGACTGTGAAGGTGTCCGGTAATGATGGTTGTACCGGCAGCGACTGTATTGTTGTGCGTTGCGTGAACGCCACCTTTGTAGCGATGCTTGACCACCACGCTATCTGACAACCAGCAGGACCAGCACGGATGCCACTTGGGGAAATGGTCCTTAAGCGCCGTACCGCCGACCCCTTCAAATTGGGGTATGGCCTCGGATAAGCGCGTTTCAAAGCGCGAGTCATGGTTGCCTAGCGGCCAGATCAGTTGTGTGTGATGGCGGGCTTTTTCGCAGGCGTCTTCAATCTCTTTAAGTGCTTCCTTGCAAGCGTCAAGTTCTTGCTTCACGTTTGGGACTGCGCTCCAATTTATTCTTGCGTGTCTGCTGATCGAACTTCCGTCAAAAATATCGCCGTTGGCGATGACAACGTGCGGTTTAAGTTCGTTTATCGCCCATAGCAAGCCCTTGAAAGCAGTTGTTCTGATCCCAGGCCAGAAGTGCGCGTCAGAGAAAATGATGGCGATGCCATCGGTCAGGCCAGCTTCGTGTCTGGCTTTTTTGATATGGATTGGTTTGCCAATCGCTAATTTGATGTTTAGTTTGCTTTCTATATTGCGCCGCCGAGTGTGTGCGCGACGCTCAGAAATGCCAGCAATTCTTGCTACTTTAAGTGGTGACTTGTGCTCTTCCCACAGTCGCAAAAATTCTTCGTCCGTGATTTTTGGTGTCATTATTCTTCATCCTTTTAGGAGAAGCACCCCAAATACCACAGTTTTGTTGCGGTTAGGTGACCCCCCGAGGTCGTCGGGGGGCCTAATCATTACTCGTCGGTCTGCTCGTCAACCTCTTCGGCCTCAACTTCTTCGGCTTCTTCTTCGTCATTGGCATGAGCTTGGAAGAGTGCGTCGGCGGTTGAAGAGAAGAGCGAAGACAGCGTGAACTCGTTGATGTTCGATGCTTTAGCAACTAAGAAGGCCACCGAGAACAAAGCGTTCAGGGCATCAACTGGCTCAGAGTCATTGATCGCGTCAAGAATGTCGTCTTTCATATCAGGCTCCAGAAAAAGGAGTCTTAAGTTTACAAACTGACCGTGACCGTTTAGTGACCTCTGGTCAGTATGGTCAGCAACAGAAAAATAATTGCCCCGCACCCAGTGACTAGGATCTGCTCTAGCCGCTTGATCCGCGCGTTGACCCCGCGCATCTCTTTTTCAATACCTTCGTACCGAATCGCGCAGACATCAACGTGGGCGTCAATTTTGTGATCAACTTCAGATAATGTAACCATCATGGGACCAATTTGTTTTGGTTGGCGGGGGCGAGGGCGTTGAAGGTTGCGGCTTCTTTGGCTTGTTTTTTGGTTTTGTAGTCTTGGCGCAGTTCTGCAACTGTTTTAGCGCCGGGAACACGCAGAGCAATATTTTCAAGACCACGCATCAACGCGCTGGCGGTGTTGGAATAGTTGACCGCCCCTGGTTGTTTGACCATTGCGTCCTTGACCGTATCGCGTAGGTCAAGAATTTGCTCGCGGCCATCTTTACCAAACAACTCAGTCAACTTGTCTTCTTTCTCAAGTTTGTCAACAGCTTTGCGGAAACTGTCAAACTTGGTCACACCATTAACGCCGGTTGCCTGACCTTTGAGCCATTGGACCGTCTGGCCTTTTAGTTCATTAATTGCTTGTTCGCCTTCGGGGCCAGCACGTTTGAGCAACGAAGTAATGTGTTGAATGTCTTCTTTTGAACTGCCAAGCACCACGTTATCAAATACGTCAGACAATCGAACAAGCCGGTCCTCACCTTTGCTGCCAACCAGTTTGGCAACTGCTTTAACGTCATCAAACTCTTTAGAAAATTGGCGACGGGCAGCGCGAGCTTCTTTGTACAGATCTCCTCCTGCACCTTCAGTTGATTGATCTATTAAATTTTTAAGTTCTTTGCCGTAATTTGAGTTGGGTGTTCCTGGCTGCGCTTTTTTGCCGATGTTCTGGTACACATCCTCAAGCGCCCGAATGGAAATGTTGCCAGTTCCGCTTGGGTCGTTAATCTTGAGTTGCTCAAGCGTATCCTGCAAAATCGGGGCAAGCGACGTTCTGGTCGTAGACGTTTGCTTGTTAATGTAGTCTTTCAAGCTCTGATAGGGGACCTCTTGCAAAGTCTCGCCAGCGTTGTCTGCCGCGTTGTACTTGCTACGATAATTTGCAATTGACTTCTCGTACTCTGCCATCAACGGCTTATCAACAAGTTTGCCAACATCACGCAGGTAGATTGGATCAGCATCAGCTACGGTTGAGCCGGTGGCTTCAGTCAATCTTTGGAACTGGCGACCAATTGCTTCTTGCTGCTGTTGTTTTAAGTTTGTCAACGGGGCTACCAACTGAGGTTTGTTGGACTTGAGCAAATCTTGTTCAAGTTGCTGTTGCGCCAGACTTTGGGTTTGTTCGCCTTTGGTCAACGGAATGCCCTGCCGTTGAGCGCGTTCTGCCCGCAACAATGCTTCTTGCGTCAACGCCGCCCCTCCACCACCCATCTGTGGTTCTGGCGTCCGTACCAGAGCGTTTTGCACCGTTTGAACGGCGCGTTGTGCTGCTGGAGCGGCGCGAGTAGCAAGCGCGTTTACGCCTTGTGCAACTTGTCCGGCTTGACCAACAGCGGGTACAAACGCAGGAATCCCAGAAGTAAGCTGACCTAAAGAACGAAGATATTCCTGACCGCTTTCGGTGCGCGGAACATATGTCCCCGCTTCCATCACGCTTTCCATTGCCTTGACGTTTGGGCCTTGACCTAACCTGCCGCCCAAAATGCCAGCGATTGCCCCAACAGGCATTGCAACCGCACCTGTTATCGTAGACAACGCGGCTTCTGGAATTCCAAGCAACCGATCTGCCATAGATGGTTCTTGGTATTTTGGCTTCGGTATTGCGTTAGGGATGTCGGCGGCACTAGGTACGCGCAGACGTTTAATTTCAGCGGCCAGCATTTTTGCCGCTTCAACGTCCCCAGCAGCGTCAGCGTTTACTAACGCTTTACCAAGTTGTTCAATGGTAGCCATTATCCACCGTATTTTTTAACGAGATCTTCTACAGCAGGATTGGATTCTGTTGTTGGTTTGCCGCGAGGTGAGAATTTCTGAATTTCTTTAGCACCTGGGCCGGCTTGGATTTCCATTGCCCTGATAGCGGTCTGCCTAGCTTGTTTCTTTTGAGCTAAAACGGCGTCACTATCGCCACGTTGCGGAAAATATTTTTCGTCTTCTCTAGCAAATTCATCTTGACCAATTGCAGCGCCAGATTCTTTGCGAAGAATTGCGGTAATAAAATTAACTTTTGCCTGTTGAACTTGTTGTTGTTGTGGACTAGCAGTTAAAAGATTAACCGCTGCTCCGATTCCATATGGAGCGCCAGCACCAATGGCTGATTTTTCCGTACCTGATTTTGCAAGATCTTCAAGTACAGAATTTGCTTCTTTCATCCGTATGCCATAGGCAACAGAATTACCTTGAGCCTCATTAAGAGGTTTGCCTTCCACGCCCGTAACAGCAACAAACTTGCCTTGTGGATTTTCTGCGGTTGGAGGATAAACAAAACCACCAGCAGCAGCGTCAAATCTTGGTTCTTGCCTTTCGCTAGTCGGAACAAACCTTCTTGGGTTTTGTAAAATTTGTTCCCTAGTTGCGTAAACAACTTGACCAGTTGTTTTGTCAAGGGTAGGTATAGGAGCCAACGGTTGCGCTGGCGGTCTTGTAGCTGCTGATCTTGCAACAACAAAATCTTGATACGAGCCTTTGAACCCGCCGCCCTCTTGGGTTTTCGCAAAGTTGTATTCTCTAACTAAAGACGGTTGTGCTTCTGATTTTTCTGGAGCGGTGTAAACAGGTTTGCCGCCTTGGAATACAGTAGCACCAGGAGAAACAACAATATTTTTGTTTACTTCATCTCTACGCGCTTCTAACGCTTTTGCGTAAGCAAGCGACCGTTGAGTACCCTGGGCGTAAGCAGCTTGAATTTGACGATCCAATTGATCAAGATCGGTGGCAAGCATATTGGTTGGCAAACTTGGTTGCGCTTGTTGCGCAGTCATCGCAGCCAACTGGTTTTGGTTATCAGTCTCAGGCGTGGCTAACGCATTTCTTGGTGCGTCAATTGGCATCACTTGTAGGGATGGTCGTGAAATTGGTCCAGTAGCAACCGTTGGTTCTTCCGCTGGTTGAGGTGCTTTTGGACTAATTAAAGATTGAAAATCTTCTTGCTCTTTGATTTTCTGAAGACCAGCGTACCCAATTTCTGCATATTTAGGCAGTTTGGAATTGATCATTTCGGTGAACGCCATCTTTAGATTAGACGGCCCACCTGCTGCTTCAATCCGTTTTTGCATCTCATCTAGTGCAACACGATCCTGCTGAAGCTGCGCTAGTTGCTGCTCATGAATTTGTCGAGCAACACGCCCAGACTTGATCTGCTCAATCGCAGCCACATCCTGCAAAGGATCTGGCATATTGAACTTGGGCGCTTGGTAAGCGTTTACAATCGTTGGGTCAAGAGGTCGAAGTGCCATGATCTACGCCAAAGAATATTGATTGGGGTAGGTGTTGCCGTACATTCCAGCTAACGCATTTGTACGTTGACCGTACTGGTACATTTGTCCGGCTTGCCCAATCGCGCTAGATAACGCGTTAGACCCCCCAAGATAGCCAGATGCCCGAGCGGTTCCAATGTCTTGCAAATTCTGACCAGTTTGAGTGCCAAAATTCTGTGCCGCGTTAGTCAACGCTCCAGTTGCAGTCTGCCCAACACCAGCCAATGACTGAAGCGGGTTAAGTTGCGCGTTACGTTCAGTTTGGTAACGATTAAAAGCGTTTGTGTATTCTTGCGATGCCAGATCTTGACCATAACGCTGCGCCCCTTTGAGCGTAGCGCCTGATAGCAAGCCACCACGCGAAGCCGCAGTACGGTCCAACGCTTTCATACCTTCAGACAACCGAAAAGCGTAACCGGGATCTTGCGTAAACTGATCCATACCAAACTTGGTATAGTCACTAAGCGGGATTAGCTTGTTGAGCGCGTTGATACCTGCTTGACGAAACGGTTCTTGAAGTTCAACTTGCTTGTTGAACATTCGTTCTTGAGCATCTTGCGCCGCTTGAGTCGCTTGCGCTTGCGTGTTGGCTGCGCTTCTTGCGGAGCTTGCGCCTAATAATCCTGCGCCGATAGTGGCGGCGGCCATCCAAGCTAAGGGCATATCAGTTCCTTTTGATCAAAACTTGATCAACTTTGTTTGTGTCAGTCTCTTCTGTGGCGTGAACACAGAACCATTCACTATCTTCAAGCGCGTGGATAACATGATTAACGCCAACCTTGATTTCTATACACGCTGGCGCTTCGTATTCGGTTTGGTCATTATCGGTCAAAACAACAACTTTACCTTTAGCCAAAATGCTTAAGTGACTGTAATTGTGCGCGTGTTGACCAGCCTCAAAACCTTTGGGTATAACCATACGTTTGGCGTACAAACCATCGCTAAAATAGTGCTCAACGCAAGGGTCAACCTCAAAAATACCTTCGCGTTGGCGCATAATTTCTGCGTAACTCAAGTGATCTCCCGTCCGTTAGCCCGGATGTTAATCGCTGATGCCGTCCCCGCGATGGTGCTGATAAAGCCGCTAGGGCCGAGCGCAGCGCCAGTAATCTCAGGAAAGGTATACGTCTCTGACGGTTGTAGCGTCTTGGTCTTGACGATTAAGTTCTGATTGCCAGCCGAGTCTGCTGCCGTAACCAAGTTGACGCTGATCGTTGCCGCTGCGGCGCTGAAGTTGGTCGCAGTAAACTTATCCACAAGCGCCGTTACACCGTTGGCGGTGTACTGGGTCGTCTGACTTGGTTCAGCCAGCTTTGCCGGAATCAAGACTTTTACAGTTACAGTCATGGTTGCGCTGCCTTGTAAGCCAAAACCAGCGCGTCGTAGTCGCCGCCGACTTGAGCCTTGAGAACGTCCCTAATCCTGATAGATTTACTTTGCTCTGCTTTTTCAGTCCTTACCAACGACCGTAGACGGTCACGGTACTGATAATCGCTGATCGCCTGAACGTCGTCATCCGACAACGAGTGCGGCAGATCCTCGACTTTCACGCCCTTGAACGCTACCCAATCCTGCGGCCAATCATCCGATGGAAGTGCGAGTAGCATAGCAGAATAGTTGTCAATGTTCACCTGATACGCATAGATTTCCATCTCGCGGTGGTAGGCGTTCATAACTGCCGAGGCTAGTTTTTCGTTGTCAGTAATCATCTTGATTTGTCAGAAAAAGCTACAGAATTTGCGACGCCTAAAAGAGTGCTAGGGCTGGCATACGCTGACCCAAACCCACCGGCAGATGTCCACGGGTACGCTCTAGTATAAGGCGGCGTTGAAGGTATCGCCGCAGCGATTTCCGTCCCTGTACTAGACCAGTCCACAGATTGTACAACTTGCAGTATTGACGGGCTTGAGTACAAAGAACCAAAGCCAGAAGACCATTGGTACACTTTTAACGAGTTGGGAGTAGAGTTATTTCCAACTGCAAGTTCAGTCCCCGCAGGTGAAAACCTAATCCCAAACGCTGGTCCCGCTACAGGGCTTGAAGGGTTGGAATATTTGGTTCCAAACCCAGACGATGTTACGGGATACGCGGCGATGAACGGAGTCGCGGTGCTGCCAATCGCAACGTCATTCGTTACTGGGTTAAAAGATATGCTTTCTGGGTTGTTGCCAAACGGTGGCAGCGACGCTGGGTTTGCGTACTTAGTGCCAAACCCCGTTACCGATGACCACGGGAACAACGAGATAACCGGAGTTGCGCCTTGGCTAAACGCAACCTGGGTGCTGTCGCCGTTTAGCGTAACGCCAGTTGAGAAGCCAGCAGAATTTAACGCTGGTCCGTTTGAATACTTAGACCCAAACCCGCTCGCTTGACTCCACGCCCATGCTTGCGGAAAAGAAGGGTTCAGCGCGTTTGACGTTAAGATTGCGTCAACATTTTTTGTCCAGGTAAACCCTGCTGGACCAAACGCAGACGGGTTTAAAGGGCTACTGGCATTAGCATACTGCGTTCCAAAACCAGAAGCAGACCACGCCCAAACAAGGAAAAACGGCGACGTAGTACAGGACGCCGAGATGTTTGAGTTGTCTGTGACAAAAGAAATCTGGTTGACGGGATTGGAAACCGTTGGGGCCGTGAAGATTGACCCAAACCCAGTTGTTGAATTCCAATTGTAGACCGAGATTCTTTGTCCCGCCGTGGGACCACCGTAAGCAATATAGATTGACGGGACAACGGGAGGGGGAGGGCCACCAAAAATGAACATTCCCAAAAAGCCACTCATGACACACCCAGACCGAAGACGTACCAAGTATCGGTTGCAACTTTGATCATAGTAGCAACGCCGTTAGACGCAACTGATCGGTTGCCGGTAGATGTGGAGTTGGCGAGCTTGAGCGTGACGCCCGCCCCTGCTTGAATGACTATTGCCGTGGCGTTGCTCACCACGCTAATGACCGTGCCGATGTCAAACGCTACGCTGCTATTAGGCGGAACCGTGACGTTGCTAGTGATGTAGAGGTGTTTGGCTGAATCTGACAAGACCAGCGTACCGCTGGCGTTGTCCGATTGCGGCATGGTCCGAAAGCCAAACCCGTACAGATTACCGGCGCTGTCTTTGACGGTTGATGCGCTGTTAAGACCCGTAATAGTCTTGTTGGTCAGCGTTTGCGTACCCGTAAGCGTGACAACGGTGTTGTCAATGCTGATCGTGCCAGTCGTAACGATTGGACCGCCGGTCAAGCCCGTGCCGGTGTTGACCTGGGTAACGCCGCTATCAAACGCTGGCTGACCTACGGGGCCAAGTTCCAACGTGTTGACCATGCTGTAAAGCTCGCTTACCTGCGAGCTAATAGGGTCATAATTAAAGTCTTCAATCGCGGTTGCGTTTGCGCCAGATCCGGTCAACGTGAACAGGTTTAAAAAGAACCGATACCATTCACGCGACATCAACCCCGTGCGCGGGTCAATAAAGTCAACCCGAGGCGCGGGGATCTGCGTGATGTTGTTGATGACTGGCATTAGGCACTCGTCCCGCTCAAGTGCAGTTCAGCCCCCATAATGGCAATCTTGACTGGATCTGTGCCAGACAACTCATATACTCGATCACGCAGTTTCAGAGTCATACCAAGGCGACGCCAGAACACGCGGTGTTGGTAAACGCCGATCTTGCCTAACGGCGACCAATGCTCGTTAGACCAAGTGTGGCCGCCATTGTCAGACCAACGCAGCATGACTTGTGGGTCAGATCCGATTGTTGGCTCGCCTTCAGCTACAGCCAACAAGAAATCGCCGCTTTCGGTTGTAATGAACAAACCGGATTCGGTAAGTAAGAAAGTCGGATCTGTACCGGCGCTGTTGTTGATACCTACGCCCGACTCGCAGTCTAACTGTAGGCTATGGTGTGCTGTACGGTTTAGGTTATTCTGCCCCGTAGGCAACGCCCGCCAAGAGCGCAGCCACTTTTGAGGGCCACCGTTGTCAGCGTAAACGTCTAGGTCAAACGCATACAAGTTGCCGTTCTCAAAGTCGCCAACAATGATTTCGCTGTTAAACGCCATCTGGCAGTTGCTGCGATGCCGCAAGAACAGACCGTTAGAGAACGCCGCCCGCTCATGCCACGCTTGTGTGGATACGTCGTACACCCACGTTGCGTTGCCCGATGGGAACGTCAAAACGTAGAAGGCGTGACCTTCCTGCTGGTATGTGTAGCCAATCGCGTCGCTAATATTGCCGTACTGGGCAATCGCGTATTCAATCGCGTGGGTGCTGATCCGCTGGCCGGTGTAGCCGTTGGCGCGGTAGACGATGCCTTGCCCACGAGCGTCAGCGCCCAACCAGAACAAACCGTTGTCTAGCTTGGCAACCGAGTATGTTGCCGCGCAACCAATCTCGTTATACGCGCCTTGGATGCGTTGCAACGGAAAGTCTGGGTTGCCCGCGTCATACCAGACCTCAACCGAGTTTGTCCCAAACAACCAGACTTCTCGGTGGTCAACGATCATACTGACCAAACCATCAGGCGATCCTTCTGCGCTGGCAAAATCTAACGGATCAACTGACGTACCTTCCAACAGCGCAGTTACCCAGACCTTCTGGCTGTTGGGTTCAATAAATACAAAGTACCCGTCTAGATAGCCAACAGCCAACGCGCCAGGGAAGTTTACGTCGGTGATCTGTACAAAGACGTTGGTTGATGAGTTGTAGATGTAGCTTGGGCCGTTACAAGCAATAAACAATTGCGTACCGTTGTCGGCCATGCTAACCGGCCCTGTGCCGGATACCGTACCCAACAGCGTAGAAACGTAGTTGTTAGTGATCTTGTAAAGTTGCAACCCGCTGACAACGTAACCAACACCGTTGAACGTCCATAGTCCCCGAATGGGACCAGTGCCAACGGTGGCGAGCAGCGACAGGCCGGGAGCGCGGTTTAAGAAAGCGGGTTCTTTGCCGCCTTCCGGGACAATCTCAGGGAAGAGATTGACCATGCGGTTGTCGGCAGCGTTGATGCTCCGAGCAACATACGCCGATCCCAGAATCGGCGTCTTCATCAGTAATTACCGGCGTAGATGTTGAACCGCTGGCGCGTTGCAACGATTGCGTAAGGCATCGACATCACATCGTCAGGATTGTTGATGCGCTTCAGATTACGCTTGCTGGTCATAGCGATCCGCTTGACCTGCTCTGATGGTTCAACACCAAACTCAGGAGCAATTTCCATCGCCAAGTTGTATGTAAACGCCCGCAAGTACCCCGGTGGAAATGCTAGGACGGTAGCCAGCGTTGCGGGTTCGGACAACTTCTCAACGCTGACAATATGCCATTCCAAAACCCGCGTGGGTTTGGGATAAATTGTCATCGTAATGTTGGGGTAGGTCATGTTCACAAACATGACTTGCGGATAGGTAGACGTTACCGTTTTGACCGCAATGCCGTCGTACTGCTGCTGATTGATTAACTTGATGCCGTAGCTGACGTTGGTAGTTGCATCGCGGAAATACGTCGCGTCATCCACTAAGATCGGGCGGTTACCTACAAAATCACCTGTAGGGCCAAGCGTCCGAGTAATTAAATCTGGGGGCCAGTTGAAGACCTGATCTTGTGTGCTAAACACCGACAACCGCTCGGTGTTCCATGAATCAATCATTTGATTCATTGCCATCAGCGAGTCTTGCATCACCGAAGCCGATGACGTTTCACCTTCTGCTAGGACACCCAACAGTCGCAGGGCGCGGTTGATCTGCTCACCAGCCGAATATGTTGCCATCGTAAACCTCGAAAGGAGGGGCCGAAGCCCCGCCTGTTAAGTCAAGCAGTGAATAGTTGCGAAGTTTATGATAACAGCCTCAGAAAGAGCGCCGCCAGTCAAATTACGCAACGTAACAACCGCAGATCCAGTTGTCATGCTAGAGATATAAGTCGTGTACGCCGCTGCCGTACCACCACCTGAAATGCAAACAATCAGTACATCGTTTGCAGAAATCAGCGAGTTATTCATCGTAAACGAAACAGCGGTGTTAGCCGCTAGTTCCGCGCCGTTCATCGTAATACGACCGGCGCTTTTGTTCAGCGTAACGGCAGTAGACTTGCTGGTTGCTTGCGTAACTGCACCTTGAGCGCCCGCTGCGTACCCAATTTCCTGACTTGCGTAACAAGTCGTAAATTCTGGGTCGGAATATGCGACCCCAATTGCTTGCGTATTAGGCATAATGATTCCTTAAAAAAGGGGAGAGCTTGTGGCCCTCCCCCTTAGATTTAGGCTTTTAGCCCAAACGGTAAACAACGTAAGTGCCGTCGCCGGTCTTACGGAAGCGGAACAACTGGCTGGTTGTAACAGCGATAGCAACCAGGGCGTTGCCGCCATCGGTTACACCAGTATTAACAGCCAACGTCACCGCGCCAGACGAAGTGCCAATGTTGACGATTGACAGGTCAAACGTGCTGCCGACCGTAGCGTTAGGGACAGCAGCATCAATTGCCGTACCCAAAGGCAACGTGTACGTTGCGGCACTCGTTGATGGGTTAGCCACCAACATCTGGTTAACGATCTGCGCTGCGGTAAGAGTTGCAGTTGCCGTAGCTGTCTGTGGGACAGCCATAGCACCCATGATTGTTTCTTGACGGTTACCTGCACCAACTTGGTAACCACCACCACCATTAGGTAATGCCATGATAATTTCCTTAAAAATAAAATCAAACAGGGGCAAAAGCCCCTGTCTTTAACCCCACATACGGCAAGCCATTTGCGGACGGATTGTTGAGAAGCCATACAGAACGTCAATACGACATGGCAGACGGTCGTTGTTAATATCGTACTGGCGCACGACACGCAACGAAATACCGTTATGTACTGCGCGAGCAGCCATATCAACACCCTGCGGCAGCAACAAGTCAGCCGTAGCAAACGTGATTGCGTCCTTGTGGTAGACGAGGTTCTGTGGGTACTGAGTTGAGGCAGTACCAACAAACGTGATGACCGCGCTGGTAGCTGGGAACGCATTGATTGTTGCCAAAGCATTCGTCGCCGTGTAAAGCGCAGGAGAGATTGCCAAGGTCATCGAAGTGCCGGAGGTCACGCTGTTGTCAGCGGTCACAACGAACTGCTGAAGAGCGCCAGTTGACTCACGGGTCTGTGGGTTAACTGCAAACACACCGTTGATGGTGAAAACGTCGCCTTGCTTAACCGTCTTGGTTCCGCTAGAGAACGTGATGGCGAGGGTCGATTGACCTTCGGCAAACGTGGCGCTTGCGGAAACAATTGGAGAAGCAGGGAAATCGCCCGTGGTGTGCTGCTTGATCGACTGAGACATATTGATCTCGTCGTAGCCCAACACGCCCGTACCCATCATGCCGTTCTTGAACTGCTTGCTGATGGTATCAACTGGGTTGAACAGACCTTTCAAGCCTTCGACCAGACCAGCGTTTGCAGCGGGGTTAACCGTTGCATAACGTGGGTTCATGACAGCGGCGTTCTCGTTCAGTTTCTGTTGAGCTTGCAACAGAACCAGCGAGGAGGCTGGAGTCGTTCCGGGTGTACCAACGGTGTTACCAATTGCTTTGTAAGCATTGGCAACGTCAGCGTCAATGCTGGAGGCCAACTGCGAGATACGCGGCTTGAGAACGCGCTCTGCGAAGTCATCCAACTGCATGGTCAGTTCGGCAGAAGTGAAGTTCACGCCGATGTGCTTCTGGGTGCTGACCGTCAGGGTGGTGAACTGCTCGTTGTCGTCCTGAACTTGCAGGGCAGCACCGTCAGTTACCAGAGCGCGGTCGGGCAGACGAATACGCAGGGTCGAACCGATCTTAGCGCCTTCAACAGCAAAGCTGTCGTCG